GTCTACTGAAACAGAACTTTCCAGTGTAAATTCTATACTGGGAGCTATTGGTCAATCACCAGTATCACGCATCTATCAAAATAACTCTAAAGAGCTGGTATATATAAATCCTGAAATTGCTTTTATCCACAATCTCCTAAAGGATGTCAATACTGATGTCCAAACTGAAGGATGGATCTTCAATACTGAGCACTGTTTTGAGATGCTACCTAATGATAGTTACGAAATCAACATCCCACCTAATGTCATCCGTTTAGATAAGTCGTATGGTCAAACCTACAGGGAGTGTGATCCTGTAAAACGAGGTTCACGTCTATACGATAGATACAACCATACTTATAAATTTTACGGATCTATCAAACTTGACTATGTATTCCTTTTGGAATTCAATGAGATCCCGACAGTGTTCCAACGCTACATAACACTAAGAGCTAGTGGTAGAGCAGCTACTCAACTCGTAGGTAATCCTCAGCTTAGTCAAAGCTTAGGTGTACAGGAAGCACAAGCTAGAGCTGCATGTATGGAGTACGAATGTAATCAAAGTGATAGTTCATTCTTTGGTACTCCTTCGGAGATGTCTTATCAAACTTACCAACCTTATAGAACACTTGCACGATGACTTCTGTATCACAGATTATTCCTAACTTTGTACAGGGAATTAATGAACAACCTGATGAATTAAAAAAGCCTGGTCAAGTTAGGGATGCTGTGAACTGTATTCCTGATGTGACAAAGGGTCTTGTTAAAAGACCTGGTTATGAATTGTTAGCCGAGATCCCTGTCGATGGTGGAGGCACTTGGTTTGACATGTATCGTGAAGCAGATAATGGAGAAAAATTTAGGTACGTTATCAATGTAGATAGGTCAGGAAATTTAACCGTATTAAATGCTGACAAAAAGGAAGAAGTACCAGTTTTCGAATATGATGGTCCTCTGAAATTAGATGAGTACACTCAAGATAAAGTGTGCAATCTACACACCAGTCTTCCTTATTTACAGAACCAAATAAATAGCAATATTTCAAAATTAAAACATGTAACTATTAATGATACTACGTTTATTGTTAATCCTAGTGTTCAGGTTGGAATGAGTTCCAGTCAGGAAGCTTATAGACCATATCAAGCGTTTATCGAACTAACTGTATTCGATCCAAATAGATCATATACATTTGATGTAGATATGATCAGTACCGATAGAACTGGTATTTTTAATAGAATAACAGGTGTTGAATTAATCAGTACTTCTGGATTACGTGGTGACAACAATAGATTAGCAGGCTGTCCACTTGCTAATAGGTGGCGTAAAACAACTTCCCAGAAACTTGATACTCCAGATGCTGATGGGAATAGAGGGAATGCTGGAACTGCATCTGCACCTGTCGAACTGGAGGTTGAGGTAAGTGCTGTACCAACAACTGGTGGTGGAGATGATCAGACTATCTACTGTAATTACCGTATCATTGAAAGTAGACTTTTAAACGGAGGTCTTGGTTGGAATGTAGACGATATATTTTCTCTTAGCTTTACAGGCTCTGAATTGGGAAATGTATCAGGCGATGATAGTGATCCGCAAAACTTTGGCTTTACATTTAAAGTAACAGAAGTAGTTACAGTTTCACAAACAATTGACTTTCAAATCTCTGCAGGTGATACATCGTCTGATAGTTCAGTGGGTGCAGTTTTAGGTAAGCTGCAAACAGCCTTTACCAATACAGCAGTAGATGCTAATAATGATTGTGTATTCCATACTGTAGAAATTGTTGGTAATGGTATTTATCTAGAATCTTCTGATCCGTTTCTTGTAGAGACAAGTGAAAAGGACCTAGCAAATTTACTTGTAGCGCAAGCTAAACCAGGCGAATTTATATCTCTACCAGATCCAAACGACCCAAACAATCGTATTGATTCACCTAATCCTATAATGGTAGTGAACAATGCATCTAACTTACCACTTGAATGTAAGTTTGGTGTTGTTGTAAAAGTTGAAAACAGCTTCAGTGCTGACGATGATTACTATGTAAAATTTGTCAATGATTATGATCTGACAAAAGACGATACAAATGGCGGTAGAACAACAAGGACAACTACTGTTAGTGGTCAAGGTTATTGGAAAGAGATTGCTAAGCCTTTGGAAAGCACTACTCTGAATCCAATGTCTATGCCGCATGTTTTAGTTCACGACACGTTTTTCAATGGAGAAGAGTTCTTTGTTGTTAGTGAGGTCTCCTACGATAAAAGGCACTGCGGAGATGCAGATAGATTTAATCCAAGTTTTGTAGGCGAAACAATCACGAACTTGTCATTCTTCCGCAACAGAATTATTGCTTTCAGTGGAGAGAACATCATCTCTACTGCAGCAGGTGATTATGACAACTGGTTTCCCTCTACAGCTTTAACTACCAGTCCGTCTGATCCTATTGATATTTCAGCTACAACCACTTACTCGTCAGTTTTACATACCGGCATTCCGATCAATAATGCAATGGTTGTGTTTGCAAGCAATCAGCAGTTTATCCTGACTACAGATAGTGATGTGTTTGATGCACGTACAGCTAAGGTATCACAGATAGCTGCTTATCCATTTGATATTAATACTGAGCCAATTAACCTTGGAACGAATATAGCTTTCTTAGGCGGTTCTAGTACAGACTCTAAATTCTTAGAGATGTCAAACATCTTCCGAGAAGGACAAGTAGACATAAATGAAAGGAGTAAAGTAGTTTCAAAAGCCTTTGATGATGGATATGAATTGATTTCTTCATCTATGGAAACTGATACTATAACGTTTGGAAAGTATGATGAGAAAATACTTTGGGTCTACAGGTATTTCAAAGAAGGCAGTCAGAAAGATATTCAGAATGCATGGACTAAGTTTACGCTACCTGACCCATTGGTATTTCATTTCTCAAGTAAAAATGATCACTTCGTTGTTGTAGAGAATAATAATAAATTCTTCTTGATGAAGGCTAGTGCTGATCTTGAGAACCCTGTTTATCTTGATGCATGGACTCCCAATGGTAGAAACCTCAGCTATGAATACAAAAACCGTACTGACATTATTGACGATCCTGACGGTATACGTGGCGAGCCATTTGAGATGTCTGTAGAGCTACCTCACTTCTATGTATTAAAAAATGAGCAGCAAGCATTTAGAGCTGACACAACTGCATCATTAACTATTCATAGAATTAAGCTCAATACAGGAGAAACAAATGTCTATGACGTTGAGATAAAAAGGTATGGTAAGGATACTTATAATGTTATGTATGAGCAAACGATGCAAGATTTATATGTGGCAAATGAACCTCCTGGTAGGTTTGAAACTGAGCAAACAATACCGTTGTATGAAAGGAACACTAATTTAGATATTACCATTAAATCTACGTATCCAGCACCTACAACATTGCATTCATTGCGATGGGAAGGTGACTATTCAAATAGATATTATCAGCGTGTCTAAACTTATTCACCCTATTACATTGGAGGCTGCTTATGAGGTAGCTTCCCAGTTACGCGAGGATGACCGTAGAGAGGTGGTAGAAGGTCATGGGTTACAACCAACCATAGACATTCCTATCGCTTCTCAGAGCGGCTTCTGTGTATCGTTCAACATGCCTGACGGCAGGATTGCCGGTCTCGCTGGTATTCACGATGAAGGTCGAATCTGGATGTTATGTACTCCCGCTATAGAAGACTTTCCACACCACTTTGCAAGAGAATCTAAACGGTTTATTGATAGTAGATCTGAACCTATCTTGTGGAACATCGTTGACAAAAGGAATACCGTTCATTTAAAACTACTTAAGTTCTTAGGTTTCAGTTTCCATGAGGAAATTATTTATGGACCTAACAAATTACCCTTTATAAGATTTAGTAAATGTTACCAGCAATTATAGGTGGTTTGGGTTTTGCTAGCAGTGCTTTAGGTGCCATCGGCTCTCATCAATCTGCATCAGCAACCGCTCGTGCCAAAAATGAAGGAGCGATAAGATCGTACAAACACCAATTGAAAGTACGATCCGCAAATTGGAATCGTGAACGTGTTAGGTATGCAAATCAAATCGCTCAATACAGAACACAAACTTTAGAAAATGAAGCTGCAGCAAATCGTGCTTATGTTTCAGAGCAAGAGCGTTTAAATAATATTTATAGTAAAGCTAGTTTTGCACAACAGGATCAGCTTGTAAAACTCGCACAAAGTTCTGGACAGGTTGCAGCATCTGGTAGAACTGGC